CCACCCGTAATTCCTTCGGGTGTTGCAGAACTACTTGCAATTAAAGTAAATGCAGTTCCATTGTATTTATAAAGTTCAAGATAAAAAGAAGGTGTACCACCTGCTGATGAAGCACTAAAGTACATTTCAAAGTTCCAATTACCACCCGGTATTTCTAATAATGCAGGGTCATTCGCATCGGTAATAAATTGAGTAATATATCCATTGGCATTAATAGTAAAATCAGTACCTGCACCAATAATAGGAGTTTTATTAAGTTCATAATAAGTATTGCCAAGAATTGCGCCTTGACTAACACTACCATTTAAATAATAAGATACCGAAGAACCACCACCACCTGTTGTCGGGAAGTTTGCTAAAGTACCATCACCTCGAATATATTGGGAAGCAAGACCTGCGCCTGTAATTGTAATCGTGCCATCAGCAGTTAAAGGTGAACCACTAACACTAAATGCGCTTGGCATAGATATACCAACACTTGTTAAACCTGTACCACTAATTGTCCAACTTCTATTTGCACTTAAATCATATGAAGTTCCATTGATTGTTAAAGTTCTTGATGTTGGAACACCACCCAATCCTGTAAGCGTATAGGTTGGAATATTTAATGTTGAACTAATTAAAGTAGATGCACCACTTGAACCTGTTGTAGTTAGTGTTAAAGCACCTTGTTTTGAATTGAATGTACTCCAATCAGTTGAAGATAATAGACCACGATTTGTAGCCGAAGCGGTCGGTAAGTTTAAAGTAATTGAACCATTTGAAGTTAATGGAGAACCACTTACACCCGCATCAGTACCTGCTGAACCAAGAGTTAAACCAACGCTTGTTAATCCACCACTTGTAAATGTAGCAAATGAACCATCTCCACGAACATATTGCGATGTAGTACCTGCTAATAATAAATTTCCATCTATTTGAACATCAGTAGAAGACAATAATAATGGACTATCGTTACCGAAACCATCGGTAATACGCTTTTTTGTCCCGGTTATAACACCGTTATCGGTTACTTTTAATAATGCTTCGTAGGTTTCAGCTACTATTTGTCCTGTTAAAGTTGCGCCCATTAGTTATTATATACTATAAATTCATCGTCTTGTCCGTCATATTGAGTATAACCAGCTGGTTCGCCAACTAACTTCATTTTACCCGAACCTAATAATCTCTTAATGCTTGGAGAAATTCTACTTTCAAAAACTTCGTAACTCCAAAAACCTTCTTCTTTATATAAAAAATTAGTATTTACGTTAATACCAAATGCACAATACCTTTCAATATAATAAGATTGGTTAAATAAAGATATTGAAACAACCTCATTTGTAATGTCATTGGTAAATTCTAAAAGATAAATAGAACCTTCCTGTATTTGTGGTTCGTCAAAATGCAATACCACATATTCAGTAAATCCCTTTCTTAAAAGTATCATATTAATAAATATAAAAAACCCAAAACACAAACACCTATATATTGTATTTCTTTTCTTTTATTTTCTTTTCTTTTGTTGGAATTTGTTGAACAAAAATTTATTTTGTTGAACACTTGTTGTAACTAATTGATAATCAATTAAAAAAAAAATTCTTTTTTTTACTTTTTTTCTTGCATTTAAAAAATTTGTGTATATTTGGTCAATAAACAAAAACAAAAAACTTAAAATCAAAACAAATGAAACATTTAACATTAACTGAAATTATCGAAGAATTAAATGAGTGCATTTTAAACACTCAATCGGATTTAACTAAAGATTGGAATGAAGAAAAAGAATTAATGTCAATCCAACTTCAAAGTTTATTAATTGCAAAAGCAAATCTTGAATTAATTTTGCAAACCGGTAATCAAATTTTTAAATCATCAATTAGTAAATAGTAAAAATTATGACTTTAGAAATCGCAATATTTTTAGCCATTCCGTTTATCGGACTTATCGCATTTGCAGGTCTTTGTGATTATGTAACTGCTAAAATCAATCAAGTAAAAACCAATAAAAAATAAAAATATGAATCAATCACAATTAGAACAACTTAAAATAATTTTAAGAATTATCGAGTCATCTGAAAAACATACCGATGAAATGTTAAATACGAAGTCAGAGGGAATTGCTTATTGTTATGGATATTTAATTAGTACAATAAGAGATGCAAGAAGAATGATGAAAGCATTTATTGAAGAAGAAGAATATGCAATAGAAATAGAAAGTGAAGAAAACTTTACTGATGGTTACGATGATGGTGGGTGTGGTCACGACCAAGACGAAGCGTATTACGAAAGTCCGTTAGAACGCTTATAAACAAATAAGGGTGGAAGCAATTAAGCAACCACCCTTTTCTTTTTAATCAGTTTTGATTAGTCAATCAAACCACCAATGATTGATGAAGAAACTTCGGGAGCAAGTTCTTTTTCTTGACCACTAAAAGTTAATTCATAACCACTTCTATCACCGGCAGCAGTACCACTTCCAGCTGTTCCACCTGTAATATCCAAGCCACCATTTTGACCTAAATACCAATACTTACCATTTTTATCTTCAACGATTGCTACTAAATTGTTTTTAGCAAGTAACAAAATCTCATTACGAGTATTTGCTTGTAATTTGTTAAGAACAATAGTTAATTCTTGAGCATAAAAAATAGTACCGTTTTGAATTGAAGCGGTAACAGTTTCCATAAACATAGAAGTTTCTTTTACCAATTCATATTTGTAGAAATATTTACCTACTGCTAATTGAATATCGGTAATTACACCATCGGTTTCGGTGTCAACTGATACATTTTCGCTTTCGATAAATAAAACTGATTTTAAACCACCTAAACTGTCTTTGCAATCTAAAGTGTACCCTTGAGTTAAAGCACAAGCCATATTATTTTCGAGTTATTAAAAAAGGGTAGGCGAATTTACACCCACCCTTTTTATGTTAAAATTTAATTACTTAATTGATTAATCTAAACCAAACCAAACTACTTCAGTTGGGAAAGCATAGTTGATACCCATTTTAAATTCGGCAACAAAACGCATTTCATCAGCTTCTTTAGCATAGAATAATTCAAATCTTTCTTCTTCGTTTAATAAATCCACACCTAAATAAAGGTTAGATAAACGAGTAGCAACCATTTGGTCAGTTCCATTTAAACCATTAACTGCAACCAATTTCACATTAGTACCCGGAAGTACAATTTCGAAATCAACTGATTCAGCAGCATAGTGGAACAAGTTAGCTTCTTTCAAAGCAACGGTATAAGTACGGAAAGTATCCATACCAACAAATATAACTACATCACCATTTGCAACAATAGAAGCCGGGATAGCGGTGTAAACATCATCAACTAAACCAATGATATTAGAAGAAGTGATTTCAGTAGCAGCAGAAGTGTTACCAACAACAACACCGGTTACGGGAGTTCCACTTGGAGCAATAAGTTTTAATAAACCATCGAAACGTGCTAATTGAGCATTTGAAGATGCAGTATCACCTTGCCATAAAGCAGTTTCTAATGCAGCACCGATAACTTCAATTTTCTTTGCAGAATACTCATCAGCAAATGGCATATAATCATAGTAAGAACCTGCTCTTAATGCTTTTTGAGTGTATTTAGCCTCAAATGCTTTAGGGCAAATGCTTTCGTTTACCTTAATTTTACCGGGAGCTACCGAGCGTTGAGTAAACGCAGTAGTACCACTTGATGAGAAACCACAAGTACCACCTGCTTGGAATACAGCGTTGGTTTCCATAATGTTAATTTTTTCTGATGATTTTACGCCCACCATTACGTTACCAGCACCCTCAATAAGTTGAGCAGTTTTTGGTTTGAATACTAAAGAGGTAGCAAGTTGTTGCTCATTCTCTTTTACATAGTTGGTTAAACCTGTTAAATCTAAAGCCATTTTAATTATTTTTTAAGTGTTTGAAAAATGTTTTGTAATTTTTTGTAGGCATCGGCTTTGCTTACTTTGTTTTGTGCCGAGAAAGCGTTTTTAGGCGCTTGTGTTTCTTGAGCAGTTTCTACTTTAGCAAACATATCCATAAACTCAACCAATTTCTTGGTTACGT